ATACACGGGAAGCTTCTCAGGAATTCTGCAGAGGTCCATAGCAGTCCATCGCCATGGTATTCCGTGGTAGTACACGGGTTATTCCGTGGTAGTACACGGGTTATTCCGTGGTAGTACACGGGAATAGGTCCTGAGAATACGGGAGAATACGTGAGAAGAAAGAATGCATGAGTATGGTATTCTCAGGACTTCACAAGCCATCTATCAGGACATCTCAGCGCACAGAACACTGCAGAAAACGTGGGACGGTCCCATAAAATTCATATGATAACCTATTGATTTATAACGCTAACTGAAATTAATTTAAAATTAGTTCATTATTTTATTGACGGGATATTGATGCATCTCTATATTCCTGAGTGTCAATAATGACAAACATTCAGAAAGGTTCTCTACTATGTCTTATCAGGAAACAGTCGAAGCAGTAAACGCCGCCCTTGTTGATGCGTCATTCATGAGTGGACATCAGACCCGCAAACTGGTAACCGAGGTATATCTGCAGGCCGCTGAGATAATCATGAATGAAACGGGTGCGGCATGGCCTGAGAAATCATTGACTAAAAAAATGATAGACGGTTCTCATGTGCTGCAGGACATGTTCGTGATGCTATCTCAGGCGGATCGTTCTGAGCATGTTCGGGATATCAAGTTCACCTATCAGAACTATGACGCGATTATCACTGAGGGAGAAACTAACGGCTGGCGTAAACTAGACGCCATGAGGAAGGCCATCCAGAAGGCTCAGAAGGCCGCTGAGGAAGCTACTGAGGAAGCTACTGAGGAAGCTACTGAGGAACCTACTGAGGACACTACGCCAGACGGTCAGAAGGACGATTACGCCAGTTCCATCTATGCCCTGCTAATACAGGCGGAACAAGCAGGACATGACCCCGCAGAAGTCATTCAGGACGTCGTGAACCTCTTCAAAAACAAGTGAGGGGTGTATTCTCAGGACCGCTTGACAATGCTCAGGCGGTCCTATAGAGTACATTCAACGCTGGAAATCTGGGATGGTCCCAGAAAATTAGAGGAAATAAAATGACTGATACAAGATTTTCTGTTCAAGGTTTCATTGATAACCACACAGCCGCACCACCGTTTGACGCTGAAACGCAAAGTGAAGCTGATGTCGTGTTCAATGATAGGGTTTCCCGTGGCGATATTGAAGTGACGTTGTGGAAAATGGATGGGAATATTCCCTCACTGATAAAAGAATCAAACGAGTAAGTTACTGTAGAAATCTGGGATGGTCCCAGAAAATTGAGAGGATAAATAAAATGGCTAATTATAAAATCATAGGCGTAGGAACTAACGCAAAGACAATCAAGGGCGATGGCTCAGAATATCTGACAGGGATTGTCTACCTGCTACCGGATGACTTCCTGTGTCCCATGTCTCGCACTGCAGCGTGTCGCGAGGGATGCTTGAACACTGCAGGTCGCGGCGCATTCAATAGTGTACAGGCGGCGCGTAAACGTAAATCGGACCTGCTTCTCAAGCTGCCCGAGGAATTCTATAGACTTCTCAGGACGGACTTGATAAAGTTCCAGAAGTATTGCCAGAAGCGGGGTATTCAACCTGTGGTACGTCTTAACGGTACGTCAGACTATAATTGGCGCGATATTATTGAGGAATTTCCCGGCATACAATTCTATGATTATACAAAAGTGTACAATCGTGTCGCTAGGTCATGGCCCTCAAATTATCACTTGACACTGAGCTACAGCGAGGCTAATGTAGAATATGCCGATAACGTGTTGAAGTATTCAACAAAATATAACGCCAATATCGCTGTAGTATTCAGGGACAAAAACAAGATTCCCAAAGTATTCAAGGGGCGTCCTGTAATAGACGGCGATAGCGACGATCTCAGGTTTCTTGACCCTCAGGGGGTAGTTGTGGCACTCTATGCGAAGGGTAAAGCGAAGAAGGACACAAGCGGATTTGTGATCGATTAAAATCTGGGATGGTCCCAGAAAAGTAGAGGATAGAACTATGAACGCATGGCATGATATAATGGAGGAACAAGGACAGATGGTAGCTAGAATTTGGACGAAGAAAGAGACACAGGATACTGTGAAAGCTTTGAGAAAGGCTGGATATACCATACCGCCGAAGGGTAACACTGGAATGTATCAGACAGAGGAGGAGTATGAACCGGGCAGAAAAGTTTTTGTTGCAATGGTATTCACAAGAGGGTATCTTGTCAGTTATTGGGATAAATTATTTCAAGAGGAGAAAGAGTAATGGATTATTATAACTGGTGCCAAGAACTAGAACGTAGGTATGACACAATGCCGACATGGTATTGGTCACCTACAGTCAGACGAAATGCTTATGAAACAGAAGTAAAAATGCAGAAGGAATTGTTCAGTGCTAAGAATCTTAAAAGCAGTACTAAGTGACGACTTGTCACTACTCTTGATACAGATTTTAATGTTTATATTCTTTGTGAGGTTGATCTAATGAAACTATTTAAAATATACCAGATCATCAACAACGGCTACGACACCTTCGACAGTGCTGTAGTGGTTGCTAATAGTGCAGAAGAAGCACAGAAGATACACCCCTGTGATGGATCAGATGACTTTTTGCTATACGATAATTGGGTATCACGCCCTGATTTAGTGAAGTATATATATCTGGGTGAAGTCGTGGGTGAACCTGACGATGACATCTACCCCGGTGCTATAATTTGTGCATCTTTTAACGCAGGATAAATAAAATGAGATGTAAAATATGTGACGCGGTCCTCAGTTCGACAGAGTTAAAACGTCTGGACGTAGACGGAACCCACCTTGACATTTGCAATAGGTGTGTCGGAAACATATACGAAACGACAGAGGAGTATGATTTTATCAACGATGTAAATTTAGTTGTTGACAATGAGGACGAACCCCTGTAAGATACTTAGGAAGGCTTAGGGATATGATTAATTATTCTTAATGATTATATTCTTAAGACTTCCTAAGAAATCTGGGACGGTCCCATAAAATCAAACAAGAAAGGAGTTGTTATGTCTTCCAAGAACTTTCGACGGAAGGAACCTAAGAAAAGAAACCCTGTGAAACGTGACATGGATAAGATGCACAGTCATAAAACATTTCGCAGTCTTAAGCGTGATCTTTCGGTCGAAGCAATAGAACAAGAACTTAATGAATATCTGAATGGAGAACACGATGGATAAAGTATGGATTGTCTTCTGCCATGACGGGTACGATGTCTCCAAGGTATCTAAAGTTTTTTCAAACGAGGAAGATGCTGTTATCTGGAGGGACTTTGCCACTAAGTTAGGGGATGACAGATGGAATGGATGGTACATGAAGGAGTTCGATGTAGAATAACAGTTGACAAACGAGAGAATCTTTTGTATTATATTTAGGTAAACAGATAGGAGATCAACATGAATCAGGTTCAACAAATCTACCGCCACCTTGAAACAGGCAAGTCCATCAGTGGATACGAAGCTCGCGACCTTTACCGGATTGCTAGTCTCCCACGCCGGATCAACGACCTTGAAGAACAAGGTTTTAAGATCGAACGTTCAAGACGTACTGACCCTACTGGTCGCCGTTACGTTCGCTATTCTCTCTCTAAATAAGGAGCATAAGCTATGATTACCGAAGGCATTGTTGCGTTTTCAAATCTCGAAGAGACTGAACTTTACAACGGACAGGATACTGGTAAGTATTCTATCACCCTGACGCTGGACCCTGACGAAGCAGCCAAGCTGGCAAGCGAAGGTATCAAGCTGAAGGAGTACAAGAACCAGCCGCAGCGTAAGTTTGTCACCAAGTTCTCAGGATTCCCTGTCCTTGATGCGGACGGAGAGGCTACTGCGAAGTACATTCCCTACGGTTCCAAGGTCAAGGTTATGTGGGACCCCGGCAAGCCTCACCCTCAGCATGGTGTCGCGCCATACTTCAAGAAGATCAAGGTTCTTGAGATGGCACAGATGGATGGTGGAGTAGACGAAGAGGATTTCTAATGCTTGAGCAGTCAGTGTTTGTATCCAAGGCATCTTGTCCCGCTTGCAGAGCAGCCGGTGGTGACAAGAAGGGAGACAACCTAGCGGTCTACAGCGACGGCCACGGGTATTGCTTCAAGTGTGGATATACACGGGCGGGAGGGGCTTCGGCTCCCCCCGCTCCCCTCTCTCAATACAAATCGAAAAGGAAAGTAGAAATGACCGGACTCTCAGGCCCACTTAAGGACCGTGGTATTTCTCAGAAGATTGTAGAAAAGTTTGGAGTTACTCTTGAGCATGACAAGGACGGGCGTGTAACCCGTCATCATTACCCCTATCGTTTGCAGTCGTCGGGCGATGTAGTTGGAACCAAGGTTCGTCGGTGCGAGACAAAAGACTTCTATTCCACAGGCACCTTGGAAGCCACAGGACTATTCGGACAAAGCATCTGGGCTGAAGGTGGTAGGTTTGTCACTATCACCGAGGGAGAGATCGATGCTATGGCTGTTGCTGAGATGTTCGATGGGAAGTACCCCGTCGTCAGCATCAAGCGAGGAGCAGCAGCAGCAGCTAAGGACATCAAGGAATCTCTCCCGTGGCTGGAGACTTTCGATAAAGTTGTTATCTGTTTTGATAACGATCCTGCAGGTCAGAAGGCATCCGAAGAAGCCATGACTTTATTCTCTCCGGGTAAGGCAAAGGTAGTTACACTGCCTATGAAAGATGCCGGTGATATGTTGGCTGCGGGTAAGGTACAGCAGTTCGTCAAGGCATGGTGGGATGCGAAGGCATATAAACCTGCCGGGGTTGTATCTCTATCTGACGAAGCTTGCTGGGATGCGTTTGTGAACAGAGGCAAGGCGGAGATTATCCCCTTCCCTTCCTCGTTTGGTACACTCAATCGCATGATGAACGGTGGCATGGGGGCAGGGGAGGTGACTGTCATAGGAGCCTTAACATCTGTAGGTAAGACCACATTCGTAACCAACTTGTTGTACGGTTTGTACAATGAAACCACCCGCAGGATAGGGGCTGTCTTCCTTGAGTCCTCCATTGGAGAGACGACCGAGAACGTCGTCAGTGTCGTCGGCGGTGTGAACATCAAGATGATACAGGAGGAAGACAGGGACTACACCAAGTACCGTGGCTTCTATGATGAGGTCAAAGAGTCTGACCGTATACACATCGATGACCATGCCGGATCGTCTGACATCGAAGACCTGTTCGCTCGTATGCGTTACCTGATCAAAGGTCTGGACTGTGAGGTTATCATCCTTGATCCTCTACAGGCAGCAGTACAGTCGAATGAGAACGGGATGATAGACTCGTTCATGGATGGCTGCTTGAAGCTTGCCAAGGAAACCAATGCAGCTATCATCATCGTATCCCATCTCAGGAAACCTGCAGTCAAAGACCCTCACGATGTCAGTGAGTACGACATGAAAGGATCAGGGTCTATCAATCAGATTGCATTTAATACCATCCTCCTGAGCCGCGACAAGCTGTCTGAGGATGACTATGAACGCAACTGCACTAAGGTTCAGCTTGTTAAGTGTCGTCGCACAGGACGCACAGGACACGCTGGCTGGCTGTACTTCGACACAGACACAGGGCGTATGGTTGCCGGTGCTGCGCCTGAGATTCAGGGAGTAGCTGATGAAGAATTCTGATGTCGGAAGATTGAATCGATCATTGTATGTCAAGAGCAGGACAAACTATTCATGCGAGGTATGCAATCAACACTATCCTGAAGAGGTGCTGGAGTTTCACCATCGAAATCCCAAGACAAAACAGTTCGGACTCAAGGCATCCAAGTGGAGGTCGAACAGGTTGAACCAAGAAGTTCTTGACGAAGCTGCCAAGTGTGCTATACTATGTAGTAACTGCCATAGACTTGAACACGTTGCTTTAAAAAACGGTGAGACATTGATAGATGACACAGAAGCTTATACTAGATATCGAAACCACCGCTTTCCCCGTCAAGAACATCTGGATGATTGGGACAATGAGTTTGGATTCTGGATACAAGAAGAACTTTTTAAATCCAGCGGTTGAGAGAGAAGAAATACAGGAGTATATCAATGGGTTTGACATTATTATTGGTCACAATATTACAAATTTTGATCAACCAGTTTTAGAAAAACACCTTGGTATTTCTTTTGATAGCGTGGAGATTGAGGATACTCTTGTCATGTCGAGGCTGTACGATCCACAATTAGACGGGGGTCACTCGCTACGTGCATGGGGAGAGAGGCTGAAGTTTCCAAAGTCTGAGCATGATGATTGGACTAAGCTCTCAGAAGAGATGATTAAGTACTGCACGATAGACGTTGAAGTTACTGCTAAGTTATACACCAAGCTTGCTGAATTGCTCAGTAAGTTTCCCGGAGAGTCTGTAGAACTGGAGCATAAAGTTCAGCAGATTATCTCTAAACAAGAACGAACTGGTTGGTTGCTTGATATGAAGAAAGCTTTTGACATACAAGCGCAACTAAAACAAAGGAGTATTGAAGTTGAAAAAGAAGTGCATAAAAGGTTTACGCCGCTACCTGTATTTGTCAGGGAGGTCACTCCTAAAATTAAAAAAGATAACACCCTTAGCAGTGTTGGTCTTAGGTTTCTTGGTGATGATTACAGTAGCATCGCTGGTCCGTTTTCTAGGGTAGACTGGCCTGAGTTTAATCTAGGTTCGAGACAACAGATCGGAAGACATCTTAAGTTCTACGGATGGAAGCCAGAGAACTTTACTGAGAAGGGTCAGCCGATAGTAGACGAAGGAATTTTATCCAAGGTTGATATACCCGAAGCCAAACTAATAGCTGAGTATCTTATGTTGCAGAAGAGATCAGCGCAAGTTCAGTCTTGGATAGAAGCGGTGGAGGAAGACGGCAGGGTACACGGTAGGGTCAATCCTATCGGTGCAGTAACGGGACGCATGACCCATAGCAGCCCTAATATGGCACAAGTCCCTGCCTCTTACTCCCCGTATGGCACTGAATGTCGTCAGTGCTGGACAGTACCAAAAGGTTACAAGCTTGTAGGCATAGACGCGGCAGGTCTGGAGCTTAGAATGTTAGCCCATTACATGAACGATGAGGAGTACACACATGAAGTCACGCACGGAGACGTACATACAGCAAACCAGAAAGCTGCTGGCCTTTCAACAAGAGACAACGCTAAAACTTTTATCTATGCTTTCCTCTACGGCGCAGGAGATGCCAAGATCGGAAGCGTTGTCGGCGGTTCTAAACGAGACGGAGCAAAACTTAAAGAAAAGTTTCTCACTAACACACCATCTCTTCGAACTCTACGGGAACGAGTCCTACGGGCGGCCAAGCGGGGCCACCTCAGAGGACTCGACGGCAGACGCCTGATAGTACGAAGCGAACACGCTGCTTTGAATACACTTTTACAGTCAGCCGGTGCAGTTATTATGAAGAAAGCATTGACAATCTTAGATGAGTATGCTATCATACATAGCATGGACTACAGATTTGTAGGAAATATACATGATGAGTTTCAGGTAGAAGTTAAGGAAGCTCATGCAGAAAAGTTTGGATGGTTGGCAGTAGAGTGTATCAAAGCGGCTGGTACTCGGATGGAACTCAAGTGTCCTTTGGACGGTGAGTACAAAGTCGGAGACAACTGGGCATCAACTCATTAATCTGGGACCGTCCCATAAAACAGGAGATTAAAATGGATAAGACAATCGACACCTTAGTAGAAGATGTCTACAAACTAATGAAGGATCGCAACTCTGATAAGAGTGTCGATGTCGAAACCGAGATTGATAAGTTCGGTGAAGCTATGAAAGACATCATGCGTAAGGAGTTCCTGCCTAGCACAGGCGCAAGACAGAGCAGTAAGCTTCGTCTCTCTGCGGTAGGTAAGAACGATCTAGTTCAGTGGTATTCATACAACGGATATCGTGGCGAGAAGATCAAACCATATACCCTTATCAAGTTTATGTACGGACACATGGTAGAGGAGATGCTCCTGCTTTTCGTAAGGCTCTCAGGCCATGAGGTTACTGATGAACAGAAGCAGGTTAAGGTGGCAGGTGTTACCGGACACATGGACTGTAAGATCGATGGTCTTGTAACGGACGTTAAGTCTACCACCAAGTTTGGCCTGATGAAATTCAAAGACAGGTCACTTGCAAAGCACGATGACTTTGGATACGTGGATCAGATCAAAGCCTACGCACATGCAGAGGGAGATCGTAAGTGGGCATGGCTTGCAATGGACAGAGACAGCGGTAAGCTTGCAGTCCTACAGTACGACCTTGATAACACTGACGATCCAATGCATGAGTTCTTCTCAGGTGACATTGAAGAAAGGATTGAGCATGTAAAAAAGTCCGTCAAGCAGGAAGACCGACCATCAAGATGTTACTCTCCAGTGGAGGATGGGAAGTCAGGAAATTTAAAACTCTCTACTACCTGCTCATACTGCCAGTTCAAGAGACATTGCTATCCAGAAGTGCGGGCTTTTGCTACAGGCTCTGGACCAAAGTTCTTAACAACTACCGTAAAAGTTCCTAAGAATCGTAAGGGATATCCCTATCCCGAAATAAACCTAGACAATGAGGAGAACAACTATGATTGAATTTAAAGTAGTCAACACACCGCGACATGATCGTTTTGAAACGACAGTCTCAGCACTATTGAATGACGGATGGGAGCTTCATGGAACACCCTTCGTGTCCCAGACAGGCGGGATGACACAGGCCTTGGTCAAAGAAGTAAAGACCTCTCGCGTAAAAAAGTCTAATGACACCGTATCGTAATAAGTTTGAAGAGACTGCGGGACTTCTTCTGAAAGATTACTGTAAGTATGAACCTGAGAAAATCCCCTACGTAGTTCACCGGAATTATATACCTGATTTTGTAGGTCGTAATGACAAGAACAGGATTGATATTCTAGTGGAAGCTAAAGGTTTCTTTAGGGTAGGGGATACTCAGAAGTATAAAGCCATTAGGGACAGTCTCCCCAAAAAGAAACAGCTAGTGTTCCTCTTGTACAATCCAAACAAGAAGCTAAGGAAAGGAAGCAAGATGACAATGGCTGGGTGGTGTGAGAAGGAGAAGCTTAAGTGGTATACTTTGGAGGACATAAAAGATGCCTTTATCAACTGACCAGTTTGTTCAGAGGCTTTCCGAAGTAGCAGACCCTACTCTACTTTGTGAGTTGCTGAACATCACCAGCGAAGATATCCTAGAAAGGTTTGATGATTTGCTGGAAGAAAGGATGTATTATCTCAGAGAAGTTTTCGACATTGATGTTGAAGAAGTACTGGGGTTTGAAGAGGAGTACGGAGAATGAAGGTTCAACTTATAGATTACATGGGGTCTGACCTGACTATCGTAAACGCAGCAAGGGTTAGCTTCAGTAAACAACATTCAGACTTACAAGACGGTGATGAAAAACTTATCAACTACCTTGCCTCTCATAAACATTGGTCCCCTTTTGCACATACTAGCCTACAGTTTCGTATCAAAGCACCTATCTTTGTAGCTCGGCAGCTTGCCAAGCACCAAGTAGGTCTGGTCTGGAACGAGGTAAGTAGGCGGTACGTGTCTGATGATCCAGAGTTCTATGAACCTGAACATTGGAGAGGGGCTGCGGAGAATAAAAAGCAGGGTTCTTCTGATGAGATTATAGACATCAATCAACATGATCAAATGGTTGATCCTTATCATATGTCCTTGAACAAAGCCCTGTGGACATACAAACATCTATTAGAACTGGGGGTATCTCCTGAACAGGCACGTATGGTGCTGCCTCAGAGTGCGTATACTGAGTGGTACTGGACCGGATCATTGTACGCCTTCAGCCGTGTATGTAAACTGAGGTTGGCTGAGGATGCACAGGCAGAGACAAGCTTCATTGCAAAAGAGATTGACAGTCGTGCTAAAATGTTTTATAATATAAGTTGGGATGCACTGATGAAAGAGGAGAATTAAAATGAAGCGTGACAACATTCTTGCAGAAGCAAGCGACCTTATCAACGGTGATCGTGCAGTAGACTATGGAGATGCCACTCTAAATCATATGAGAATTGCAGAGTTCTGGAATAATTATACTGATCATCAGCTTAAGTTGTCTGCCTCTGATGTTGCTATTATGATGATACTTGTTAAGGTAGCTAGGTGCATGGAGACATACAAAGACGACAGCTTTATTGATATATGTGGTTACGCTGCACTGGCAGCAGAGATGTCAGCAGTCACCCCAACGGAGGACGAACCTCATGGATGAGTACATCGAACAAGCATACATGACGGAGCTTTTAAAAGAAGGATTGTCAGAAGAAGTAGTTATTCTTTTTAAAGAGTTAGCAATGTTGAATGAAAGGAGTCTTACGTACTTTGTAATCGAAGCTCTTGAAGACTTTGCTATTCAAATGAATCAGGAAGCCGACTTCTTTGCCACCCATGCACCATCAGTTCACTAAGGAAAATAACAATGACTTTTAAATCTAACGAGAATCCAATGTTCCGCTCCAAGTTTAGCGAAGACATCTTCAAACACAAGTATGCCCATGAAGGGTGCATGACTTGGCATGACTTAGCTAAGACCTTGGTTGATGATGTATGTGGTGATCTCCTTACGAAGGATGAGGTAGGTACTCTTACAGAGATGGTACGAGAACTTAAGTTCATACCCGGTGGTCGCTACCTGTACTACGCTGGCCGTCCTAACAAGTTCTTCAACAACTGCTATCTCTTGAAGGCTGAAGAGGATAGCCGAGAAGATTGGGCCAACCTTAGCTGGAAGGCTGAGTCCTGCCTGATGACAGGCGGTGGTATCGGTGTGGACTATTCGGTCTATCGTCCAGAAGGTTCTGGTCTGAGCAAGACAGGTGGTCTATCCAGCGGACCTATACCTAAGATGCAGATGCTGAACGAAATTGGTCGCAGGGTTATGCAGGGTGGTAGTCGTAGGTCTGCCATCTATGCCAGCCTGAACTGGAAACACCGTGACATTGGTGCCTTCTTGGCAAGTAAGAACTGGTACGATATGGACGTAGGCCAGACAGGTTTCAGCATAGGTCAGGTCAAAGAACAGGACTTCAACTTCGCGGCACCACTGGACATGACAAACATCAGTGTCAACTATGACACAGAGTGGCTATTGAATTACTGGAAGACAGGGGAAGTAGGTGAGACGTTTACGACTAACGTCAGACAGGCTCTGAAGACTGCTGAACCGGGGTTTAGTTTTAACTTCTTTGATAAGGAAGATGAGACACTCCGCAACGCTTGCACTGAGGTGACATCCGCTGACGATAGCGACGTGTGCAACCTTGGTTCTATCAACATGGGACGCATCAGTAGCCTTAAGGAGTTCAGCCAGACCGTAGAACTAGCAACCAAGTTCCTGATGTGTGGTACTATGAAAGCAAAGCTGCCTTATGAGAAGGTCTATGAGACACGCGAGAAGAACCGTAGACTTGGCCTTGGTCTGATGGGTATGCATGAATGGTTAATTAAGAAAGGTCAGAAGTATGAAGTCACAGATGAACTTCACCAGTGGCTATCAGTATACAAAGGTGTCAGTGATAAGGTTAGCAGAGAAACTGCTGATGAGTTTGGCGTTACCCGTCCTGTTGCTAATAGGGCTATCGCTCCTACTGGCAGCATTGGTATTCTTGCTGGTACTTCTACTGGTGTTGAGCCTATCTTTGCTGTTGCCTACAAGCGCAGGTATCTCAAAGGCGGTAACAAGTGGCACTATCAGTACGTTGTAGACAGTGCAGCACAGGAGATCATTGATCTGTACGGTGTGAAACCTGATGGCATTGAGTCTGCCTTGGACCTAGCGAGTGACTACAAGCGTCGGATGAAGTTCCAAGCTGACGTACAGGACTATGTTGATATGTCCATCAGCAGCACGATCAACCTGCCAGAGTGGGGAAGCAAGCTTAACAACGAGGACACGGTGGAGGACTTTGCTAATACCCTTGCTAGTTACGCTCACAGGCTGCGAGGCTTCACGGTGTACCCTGATGGATGCAGGGGCGGACAGCCTCTATCTTCAGTGTCCTATAGCGAGGCTGTAGACAAGCTCGGTGAGGAGTTTGAAGAGGGATTGGAGACACATGACATCTGTGACATCACAGGACATGGCGGAAGTTGTGGAGTCTAAGAGTCCCTGTGTGAACGTGTGTCAGCTAGAGAACAGGACACACAACATGATCTGTATAGGTTGTCTGAGAACGCAAGAGGAGATTGCAGATTGGATGACCTATACAGAACTTGAGAAGGCAAGAGTTCTCGAAAGGGTTAAGACTTCTTCCCTGATGGAGTGACAGACCAGCTTACTCTGCTTGGGCCGGTCTTTTTACTAGCTTCCATTTTAGAAATACGGGAGGCTACAGACTTAGGTCTACAGGCAGGGTAAGCTCTCTTGTCGTTCTTACCGCTTCGACCACAAGGCTTACCTGTCTTAACGTCAGTCCATTCCTCACCAAACCATTTACCAAGACCACCCTTAGCCATTCTTCTTAGCCTTCATCTTAGCAGTCTTCGATAGGTCTTTGAAGTGATACAAACGTTGGCTGGTTTTACCATGAGTTTTACCTGAGTGTAGCTGACCATTGGGCATCTTATGCATACCACCCTTGTGTTCTTTCCCGTCTCTGAAGTAGTGCTTCATTCCTTTAGCCATTATGATTTCCTCTTTACACGGTTGTCAGCACCCTTCCAAGAGCCTCCCATTCTTTTGTATTCCTTAGCAGCCCAAGCGTTTGCATAGGCAGATGGGTACACCTTGAACTTTCGTTTAGCTTTGGCCTTTGCCTGTGACCACTTAGATGGGTCTTTGGGTATTGATTTAGATTGTGCCATTATTCTTCCTCTTGCTGTTGTCTAACTAAGGGTTTACCAGCCAATGCGGCAACCTTAGCTTGGGCTAATCCTGCAGCTAGTATATCTTCATTTCTAATAGGAGCTTTGTAATTGGCTAGAGCTTCTGCTGTTCTGAGGTTTGCTTTACTAGCACTACCAGAGCCAGCCCCTACTTTTCTACCGGAAACTGGAAGTCCTGCGGACATGGCTGCTTCCACTTTCTGCCCGACACCTTCTGCCCTTGGCATACTTCTCTCAACCACACCCTGTTCTCCCTTAGCAATCTTTGCAAGGTCAAACTCAAAAGGAGTTACAGTAGTTATCATACGGCTCTTAGCAAGAGGAGCTTTAATGGCAGTGTCTTTGATATTTGTTTTACCACCTGTAATTTTATTAAGTTTAGAAAGAGGTACGTTCAGCAGATCGTTTTCATCCGAAACCATTACAATCATTCTACCGTTGGGTTTGATAGTAGTAGCGTAGTTTACCCCTCCTAGCTCAACGGCATCACTTCTCATACTGCCCATGATTATAGGAGCTTCGTTGTCTTTTAACACACCGGCTTTGTTTCTTATCTTAATAGGAAGTTTCTCGTAAGCAACACCGTCTCTCATTACAATTTTATTTTCCTTTCTAAGCTCTGCTATTTTTGCTTTGCTTTTCACAGGCTTCTTCAGATCAGGTGCGTTCTCAAGTGCCTTGAGAAGATTCCTATTGCTTGTGAAAGTACCTCCTTGAAAGACAGAAGCAAGCTGCTCTCTGTTTACACCACCAAACGGGTCTTTTCTTCCCGCCCTTACAGGGTCTATGAGTTTTCCAGATGCTCCTGTACTTGGATTTCTAAGAGCCATGCGATAGTTTTTTTCAGGGTTTACATTCCACGCCTTCTTTATCTCCCTGAAAGCTGTATCGGCCTCTCCTTTTGAAAGATCAGTAGACCCTTTTACAAGATCATAATATGATTTAGAACTTAGATCAGAAAAACCTCTAAAGTCTAGGCCATCAAGAGCAGCTAAGAACTTAGGCTGCTGCCTGTCGTACTGTTCGTAATACAACTTGTTAGCGTTTGCCTGACCCATCACTTTTTTAAGGGCTGTTGATCTTTCCGTACTAAGTGTTCTAATTTTCTCAGTAATTTTATTTTGCTGCTTTCCCGTAAGACCCGGCTGCAAAAGTTTATTTTCTAGCTTTTCAATTTTTGATGGAATCTTGTCATACTTGTTAAGCTCTTGTTGAGACACTCGTTTAAGATTAACAGGAACCCCTCCCTCTCTTATGTTTGCTCTTGCTTGGGGACTTAACCGTTGTTCCGCTACATTGGCAATTCCCTTAACAGCAGATTCGGACAAACCAAATAGTCCAGCAAGAGGACTTCCATAGAAACCCCTTACATAATTAGGAACATTTTCTAAACCCTCAAGAGCCTTGTCTGCAAAATACTCACGGGCAGGTCTAGAAGCATCCCCAAGAAATCTTAAGCCTCTGGCAAACGGAACAAAGTTAGTACCTATTGCAGCCGCGTTAAGAACAGAAGGGTCTTTAGCCATAGCTACTGAATCTGCAGCCACGCCTGTAGCAGTACCAACATAAGGTACTGGAGACGTTACAAGAGCAGCCTTGTCCAAAGTAGACATGTCATTGAACATCCCCTTTGCAGCCTCTTTGGTAAGTAGGCCTCCTATCAGTGCGTCTATAGCAGGAGGGGAGCTAGTTTGAAGTAGCTCGTCCCTAATAGACTTAGTAATTCTATCAAACATGCCCATTACTCAGATGCCCTTTCCCTTTCTTTCCGCTCCATAGCTTTCTCAGCACCCCCACCAAACCACATATATGCAAGGTTACCGTAGCCGGGTATAGTTCTTAGAATCTTAGTTGTTTCTGTGTCTTCTGCATTCAAGTCAATTCCACCTTTAACAATGTTGTCCAGAAGAGTAAGAGGGGGAGCGAGAGTATTGGCAAAGGCCTGTGTCACCTCGCCCCTTTGCAGATATTTTTCTGAAGTGTACTTGCTTAAACCGTAGATGCTGAGAATGGCCCACAGTGCTTCACCTGGCAAATCCTCTACACGCGAAAGCTCTTGCCCCGACATAATTTTCTTTACCTGATCAATGCCTACACCGGAAGCACTGAGGTATGCACCAAGCCTAATAGCGGTCATGGCAGCTTTGGCTTTGTTTCCTTTGTTGTATTCCTGAATAACATTGCGGCGTACAATGTCTGCCTGTTTAAGTGTAAAAGATTTTAGCATGTACACAAGCCTATAGTTTCCCGCTGTAAGGTAAACGGGAGGAAGCTCAGAAAGAGTAATAGGCTGTAGATCGGCAAGCTCGTTAAACAAAAGAAATTTAATATCTTCAGTAACTCTTTTGTTTTTAAGATCGTCTACAACATTGTCCATGTTATCAGGAAAAGTATTCTTCCATTTATCTCTAAAGGCTTGCTCACCTTTTGGAGTACGCACGGCTTTTCGGTTAGAACGGTAAGCAGCGTTTACTGTAGTTTCTTTAGAAAGCCTATCAACAAACTTAAATCCAGAAGCTTTAAACGTAGTCTCCAAAGCTTTCGAAAGTACGCTTGGATCGTTAAACTCTCTGGATATCTGGTCATCCATGATCTGTGAAAGCTTTACTTTCTTAGGCAGCATGAGAGACATGAACGTGTTGGACGCCCCCTTCAGTGCTGCTGTAACTGCAAGGTCACCCATCTGAACTAGAGCAGAAAGAGGTTTTGCTATGGTATACAGATAGCCAGCTTCTTTGACAGTGGCGGCTACCCTGCCTAGCGGTGTTTCCCCTTGAACAAACCTAGCCTTAAGCAAATCAATAGCTTTCTGCTGATCCACGGGAGACAGGCCAGTTAGTTCTCTTTCTACAAAGGAACCTATTGAACCTTCAAGATCAATAGTTCCATCCGGTTTCAAAGGCGGAGAAATAAGCGTACCGTCTTTTCTTTTCTTTCCTACACCGAAAAATTTATTACGTTCATTATAGTTGATGGCTCCACGAACATAGTTTTCTATCGCTGCTTCTGGCTCTGCATAGAAAGGAAGCAAGGAATTATCTACATCAACGCTTCGGCTCTTAAGGAAACTAGGGCCGGGGGTGTCAATGCCAGCAGCGCGTCCTCTAAGTACGGCATTGTTAATTGACTCCCTTATAGCAAGAGGTATGTCCTCTACTTTAATCTTCTTCTCTTTTGCATAGGCAGCTTGAGCAGCTTTAAAAGGTCCAGCATGTCTAGGGTTTCCAGTATCCAGAGCTTTGAAGAGTCCCTCTTTATCTTTGACAAGGCGGGGAAAATAATTAACAAGACCCTTTTCGTCTCCGATACCAATAACAGGTTTCAACTCATCAAGAACTTTTCTGACTTCTTGAAAGTTTGTAAACATTGTATCACTAACGCGAGACATAAGTTCTTCTACTCTGGAAAAACCTTTAGTCTCTGCATTAGCAAGCTCCCTTGCAATTTCCTTTTTTAGAGGACTATTGCCAAGAGACTTCATCTCCTGCTGAAAAGGTCGAATCCGAGCCATATACTCTTTAGTGCCATTTATTGTTCCGTATTCAAATCTACGAAGTCTAGCAGCCATAACTGGCGAGATGTTACTCAACTGTGTGGAAAGAATGCCAAGAACTTTATCTGCACCGGGGCTGTAGAACCTAGACGCTGCACTATCTTTTGTGATTGCCTTAGACCTAGAGAACTCAGGAACAGCAGCCTCTATTAAGTCTTCAGGCTTCATCTTAGTTCTGTCCAGCGAGTTTATAAACTTACGCTCAGAAACCCCTGCTTGAGCAGCAAGACGTGGAAGTGACTCAGCAGACAAGCTTCCCCACGGAGATGCCAGTTCATTGTTGACTGTCTTCTGCACCTTAGCCACCGTCTTACGGGCAGTCCTGTCAGCTAGTTTCTTTCCAACAACACTGGCTCCACCGGCAAACGCGCCGCCAGCAACGGTCATCACCGCCATCTTACCGGGGTCTACCTCACCTGTCTTAGAGTAGTCCTCCAGACCACTGTATGCCGCTCCTAAGCCAGCACCCCCTACAAAAGCACCTTTAACTCCTTTGGTAAAAGGTAGTAGAATAGAGGGATCAGTAATATCCCCAGCTATTCCACCTAGTGTAGCACCTATGTTGCTTTCATCTGGAGTAAAATCATATCCGTACTCTTCTAAGAGAAGACGTTCCTTTGCCCTGTACAGCATCTCCCGTCTTTCGGCAGGAGTAGCTTTATCAAAACCTTCGCCATAGTTTTCATTGACATCTCCATCCAACCAGAAATCATAGCCAGTTGCTATAGTAGCTGCGTCCAAAGCATAGCCCATCAGACCATCACTTTTATCATAATGATATTTGAACTGCTCCCATGTAGAGCCGGACCTGTCCTTGATAATTCCTTTGTCTTCGGTGTATCTATCGCCGGGTTCAACGCCCTCCTCTTGCATCCAAGGATTTGCAGCGATATCCTCAGCAGTCAAGGACAAGCCTACTGGAGAAGGCTCCTGATCCTCAGAAAACTTTCGGATAAGATTCCCTTCTTCGTCTATCTCGTCTCCCGGCTGAACACGATACTCCTGATACTGAGTAGTGTTTCTTATGTCTTCTAGGGTAATTACATAATTAGCCATATTTGATTACCTTGATGATGGTTTTGGCATTGGGCTGTTTATCCCACCCGTAGAAGTGCTAAAGGAACCTTGAGGCATTGCTGCTGGTCGAGGCGCTCCAATAGTAGGCGGTTTTTCAAAAGTTCTTCCCCCACCTGTTTTTGCAGCGGGAGCTTGAGAAGACCCAAGAATTATCTTAAGAAGTTCTAGTGTTGATTTACCTTTGTAAGCTTTTTGAGTTCTAAGTTTTGCCATCGTTTCGACAACAGCTCGAATGTTTTCTTCATTGGGTTTCCCAAATGTTGATCCAACGTTGTCTTTAAATCTTGAATCAAATGCCTTTGTAATCTCTGGGTTATCTGTTATGTATTTTTCCACGGCTTTTTTTTCGGATTCACGAAGCTCACTGTACTTGTCCCCACCTGTACCCATCGTAGCAATTCTTTTTTCCAACAACCTAATTTCCGCTTCTTTCTTTTGTTTCTCGAGGGGTCGCATCTCTGCTTCAGCCTCAGCCCTCTTTCGTGCCAGTTCAGCCGCTGCTTCAGCCCTAACATCTGCTTTCTGTTGAAGTTTAAGTCCTGTTTCGGCCCTTCTCATGGTTCCCATGGATGCTGCTTGCTGAAGAAACTCTTTAGCCTCATTCATATACCCACGTTTAACAAGCTCTGTGTATCCTAACTTTGCTTCTTCTTCTGTGATATTACCGTCAGCAGCAAAACCACTGAGAAGCTTCATCATTTCATCACGGTCTTTATCAAGCTTAACCGCAGCCGCCATACGAGGATCAAGACGCCTACCTTCTCCGGTCAACATACCACCTATGCCACCAGCTATGTCTCCAACGCTCTCACGCATACCCTGAGTAGCTCTGGCAACAGTGGCAACCAAGGGGTCCATGCCAGCACCTGCTTGCTGAATACGATCCTGACGTTCTTTCTGAAGCAACAACTGTGTCATACGTGCGTTGTTGCCACTGCCTGAAAATAAACCATTAGCCATTTTCGTTTTCCTTTTTATTAACTTTAATTAAATCTATAATCATTCCTGAGATGTCTAACTCCCACCACTTTTCACGAAGATTGCTTTTTGCTGGATTAGCGTGGTGATTGTTATGCCACCCCTCTCCCCAATTAATTAGAGACAACCATACGCAATTACATGAGTTATCTTTAATAGTGTGATTTTTATAGCCCACATCAAGATGGTTTACGTAGTTTGTAAGCGCCTGTACTAACATTACTAAAATAGAGGGTATAATAAACATAAAATATAAGAGTTGAAACCCCCCTAACAATAAAAGCAATCCAACATACGTTGTAATAATTAAAACCCAATATCTATTAGTGTATTTAATATAAGGATCGCGGGATAGTGGTAATACTTGTCTAACCATCTTCATTTCATTTAGCGAGTACCTTAAAAATAGCATCTTGATAAAACCCCGCGAAGGGTCGTGTGGATCGTCCTCTTTGCTATCAGAATGTTTGTGATGGATTCTATGTATTCCTGCCCAGCCTAATGAGCTTCCGGTGCCTGATAATAATGCAAGAGTAGAAAATAAGTATTTTATACCTCTGCTCTTAAATTTAAAACTGCTATGCGCCCAATACCTATGGTTAGTTACTACAATTCCAAGACAGTCATACAAAAAATACATAAGCAAACTTAAAAGTATGGCGGAAAATGTAAAATTAACAAAACTAAAAAGTAAAACTAGTGAAATTAAATTTATTATAAAAAGGTATCGTACTTTATTTAAAGATGCGTTCATCTAAATAACCTATAGTTCTGACCACTGGCCTCATTATGCCTTTTAAAAAAATTTGCAAGAGCTTATAGCGAAAAGAAAGAACTTTTTTATCCAAATCCATTTTGTAATAGTTTGTTAAGACCCTTGCAATTTTAGTTCTGCCAAACATTTTAGCTAGCCTTGGCCCTACAAGGTCGTAGCCCTTCATAAGATACGGATCGTTTCTACGTAGATTTATTCCATACTTGCGATTAGCACTAAATGTTTTGTAGTCTGTTACTCCGTTAGCGTAGGCTGCAGTGCAGATGTATGTGCCAGCACCACCACCACCGCCACCGCCAGCACCACCGCCACCGCCACCGCCACCGCCCCAATCAGACATGTCGCCAAAGTCAAAACCTGAAGTACTACTTTCGTCGCCCTCGTCAACGCCGTAGCCATCGTAACCGTCCGCCAAACCGGATACTGCATCACTCCAAGAACTAGCCGCTCCTTCACCGCTTTCAGTTACATCGTTTGATATACTGGTAATATCGGCAATGTCTGCATAGTCAATGTCTATGTCACTGATGTTCTCACCGAAACCAAAGAAATCTGCAAAAGCTCCCCAAGTTCCTCTATTGTCAGTTACCGCTGCTTCAATACCTGCTGGTGTAGCAGCGTAGCCAGTTTGTTCTGCAAACTCTGAAGCTAATGCATCAAAGGTACTCATGTTAGTGGCGTTTCGACCCATCGCCATATTTAGTCCAAGGCCAAACATTCCTGCAACCGGATTAGATACTATACCTAAACCCGTTGCAAGAGCCGATGCCCAATCTTCCCAACTATTTACCGTACCAGCCTGAGCTAGTTCAGCCTCAATGTCTTCCATTGTTGGCGCGTTTGTGTCAAAACGACGGGGTTTTGGGCTAGAATAAAACATAGGAGTTTGAGCAGCCTGTTCAGAATACGTAAGAACAGGTCTACTTTCGAAAAACTTGTTAGATTCTGACCCAAACAACCCTGCTTCTCTATTGCTGTAGTAATTTGAAAGCCATGAAGGAAGCTGATAGGATTCTGAAGGAGCTTCAGTATAAGGATATTGATACATTTAAAACTTTCTTATGGATTCTTAGGCGTCTGACTGCCAAAGTTTTTAGTGATGTACTGACCAAGACCTGCGGCAGCCGCACCAAACATACCGGGGTTTTGCCCCTGAACTTCAGCCAGTAGTTTTTGAGATGCAGATTGAGAGGCCAAGCCAGCAGCCGCAGTTCCACCAATAGTACCACCGATACCACGGCCAACATTTGCTTGCTGAAGGGGTATATCAAGAAGCCCAACTGCCTGAGCAATGTCGCCACGTTCCCTGCCAAGAAGAGTATCTATAAGCGCCTGTGCTTTTGTAAACCCAGCTTCTCGTCTTTGCATCTGTTGGTTGGCTATGCCTGTCTCAAGAGCCTCTTGCTCAAGAGCGCCGCCAGTAGAGCCAAGGCGTCCCTGAGCCAACAGTCTAGTCTCTAGCTCTGTTCTGGTGCGATCCTGCTGCTGTTGGTAGTAAGGGTCTGACTGCTGAAAGAACAACTCACCTGCTGCAAAAGGGTCCATAGCTGCATAGCCATAGCCCTGTGCGCCAAACATCCCACTGCGCTCTAAAGCACCAGCGTAGATGTCTGAAAGCTGCGGAGAAAGTCCAAGGTAACCTGATTTCTTGTCAGGATCGAAATCAGCTACACCGCCCAAAGAACCTATTGTGTACGGAATAGCTGCTGCAGTAGCCGATGCTGCATTTGCCCTTGCTGCGTCTGCCGTTGTTTGTGCTGCTTGTGTAGCTGCTTTTGAAGACTCTCTTGCTCCAAGAAAACTCAAGCCTCCACCGATTACGTCTCCCCAAAAACTCATTGTGTTTCTCTTTCTGTTAAATTAAATTACCGTGTTTTACCTTGTTTGGTAAGCAGGGTTAAGTTGATAAGACTTGAGTACCGACCTTTAACATCAAAGGTCATTTTAATACGCAAAGTTTTTCCTGTCCTAGCCAGAGATACTTTGTATTCTTCAGGACCGGATGTCGGAGCATACTTAGCTATCCCATATAAAGAATTTGCTGCTCCGTACAAGTAGAAGCTAGAATCACTACTAAGAGAAAACGTCTTTGAAAACCTTGAGTCCTCTTCGTAATCCTTTGAAATTTCAATAGTGGCTGATGCACCCTTACCGCCCGTAATTGTAAACAAGCCAGACTTAATAATCTTTGAAAAGATAGGATCGTTAAAATCTGACCAAGGAGTTTCAAACAGCCAGTTATATTCGTAGTTGGTAGTAGACCAACAGACAGCCCCATCCCATGTGTTTCCTGCAGCAATACAAACACCAGAACTTCCATACGTACTAGTGGAGTCTACAAGAAGTGTATCATAGTATTTATCATACTTTGCTACTGCATTGGAAATACCCATGTACATCTTACCATCAAGAGTAGTAACAGCACATAGAGGATTAATATTGAAAGTCCAAGTAGTTATTCTGGGAAACTCTTTCTTTCCCAAAGAAAAATCAAACGTGTATGCCTTGTCTTGTTCAGGCATAAAGGTTATCATTAGACCTTCTTTTTGATAGTAAACGCTTTTAACCGTAGCCAAATCTGCTGCAGTAAGAAGCCTAGTAAGATCATTACGAACTGTTGTGGATAACCCTTCAATGGGAGCTTTACCGTCAGACTGTTGTACACGTTGTATTGACTGCACACCTTCATAACTCATAAAGACTATATCAGCACCGATGTAAACAATATTGTCTCTACCTGCAAGTCCTGTATCTCTAATGAGTTCTTCAAGAACCATCGTAGCAGGATTGAGAGCGCCGCTGTAAATTACAATGTTTTGTTTACCAAAGATAACTAGCTTGTCTTCCAAAGAACCTAAGCCAACTATCTCGTCGTTACCCCAAACAGTTTTAAGATCGATAATACCTGCCGCACCTGTGTTTAAATCCTGACCAACAAGGTTATCAGAATAAAACAAAGTTCCTTTTGCTTCGGTAACACCGCCGTAGAATATACGACCAAATTCACCAAGAGCGCAGTTAGGATCAAAGGTAGTAATACCAGCCGGAGCATGATAACCAGCTAGATCATCAATGTCGTACCAATCAGTTCCGTCAAAGTTAATAACCTTGTGACCTGACTGTACACCCCAGAACTCGTCATTAAAGTTTACCCATTGCCAGTTACTATCGGTAATAGTCTGAGGAGTTCCTGAGAAAGTTTGAGTAATCAAAGAATAAGGCACTGTTGTAAAGTCTACTTTAACAATAGTAGCTCCACTTCCTGCGTAGTACTCTCTAGTACGATCAGGCTTAACGTATTCTCCTATAGACTTTATAGGACTAGCAATGGGTTTTGATACTTGTTGGATGCCTTTCCTCGGACCCATACGGCCTTCAAGATCATAGACAACATTCTCAGCTTGAGTCAGCCACTCAGGTCCAAGTGTTGAACTCTGTGCTTGAGTGTTAAGTCCTCTTGCTCCTATGCCCGTGAGAACAATGGGGCGTATTGGTTTAGCTGGCATACCAAGTATTCTCGTCTATGGTTCGACCATCGTCCTGTGCTATTGCATCGCTAAGGGCTTGAGCAAACCTTTGACCACCAAGGTCACTAGTTGTTCCTCCGTCTTCTCCTCGCTCATTAAGAGCTAGGTAGTAAGCTCCAAGAGTTACTAAGTTTTCAGGAATAGTGAAAGTATCTGCTGCAAGAGTGCGGTCAGTCTGTGGAATTACAACGTTTACTTTAATATCAAAAGTTCCATCAGGAGTGGGCCAGAAATGAATATCGTTACCGTTTAACCTGTAATAGGTAGGATCACTATTCTGAGTAGTTCCTATGTATGTGTAATTAAAAAATACATTATCGCTTATCTGCTTTAGAATACTATCGTTAGTATTATCTATAACCTGAAGAATCCTTGAGCTGCTATTAACATTAGGAATGGTATAAGAAACTGTACCTGACGAAGTAGTTACAGTCTCAATGGATCGAAGTGCAGTCCAGTTCCAAGCATCTTCTACAAGGTCTTTAGCTTCATTTACCAGTTCTCCAATAAGTTTTTGATAACTGTCTACTTCGGAAGCAGCGGCAATAGGACCAACCCAGTCAGCGCCTATGGTGTCCTCTCTGAGCCGTGTCAGTACTTTATCTATAACAGTTCTATAACTCATTTACTGATTTCCCCTATGCTCTCTAAGCGCCTACAGTGGCGCTCTGTGCGGTTCTTTGTTTGTCGGTATAGGTTACTGTCCCTAAGCTGTGCAGCCGCCTCACGCCAATCCCTAGCCTCTACAGCAGCATGGTGTAATTTAAACTTTTGATACCTTGGAAGTCCAAGTTGAAAACAAAGGCTGGCAATTACAATCTTTGCTGGTTCTGGAAGTTCATCAAAGTCAGGGTGAATCCATTTAGCATCTCTTAGTGCAATGCCTATGTCTTGATTGTACAGTTGAGTTACCCTTGCTTTAGTAATCTCTGTTCCAAGAGGCCAATTATATTCTGGTTCTGTTTTTAAAACTAAGTGTCCAATACCACAGGTACGATTACAAAGATGATCGTTATAAGTTTTATATACAACGTCTTCGTCTTGTTCTATCACTGATCTTAGATTTTCTTCAAACGTCATTTACTAACCTGTTTAATCTTTTCGACGGTCCTTAATCCTCCGAGTCCAAGAAGCCCCATCAAGACGGGCATCATCTGTGACATATCAAGCGTCGGCAGTTCTACCAGATGTCCTGTCTGTGCCAACACAAACGATGCAATCGGGAATATAATAAAGTTAAGACCCATTGCACCCCCACACATCCAACCGATAGCCGGACGCCATCCGCTTACAAACACAGAACGGCTTGCTGCTTCAATCTTGTTTATCTCTAACTGAGCAAGATCAATCTGCGCCAAATGTGTCGTCAGTTTTTCTTCAATCTCACGCTCTGCTGCTGCACGTTTTTCTTTGTCTTCAGGAAGAAACCTTCCGGCTACTTCCATAACTGAAGGTAGTACGGCTGATATTAGTCCGATCATTCTGCTTTCCTTGTGTCACTGACAGGCACATGTTTGCCATTATGAATGTGTAGTTGGTGGTCCATTTCTTTTCGCAACTGCTCACAGTCTCGTAAGAGTGTCGCCATCGTCATGTGATCTCTACGTAGATTCTCTGGTGACGACATCTGAGCCAATATGTTGATCCGTTGCTCTTGTTTTTCGGTGCCTGTGTCGAGTGAGTCGATGCGTCGATCCATACCGCGAAGGCGCTTTTCCATGTCGGCTACAGCCTCAAGGATTACCTTGATCTGCATCTTGCCTACGGCTGCTGCGCCAGCCACGGAGAACAGGATGCCGCCAAGGGTGATAACCAGACGGAGATCAATCGCGCCTTCCATGGCTCACCTTTTCTCCCGCAGGACTTGGTTCAACAAACGTCCAGCTTTCCCCCATCATTATAATACAGACCATTCCGTTTAGTTCCGGTGGAGACAGTGTGAGCATCCAGTAGCCGTCTGGTGAGACAGACAGTTTGACTAGACCTCCTTCCCTGATACCTACGCCCTTGACGTTTTCTATCGGCTCAAAGACTTTCGCTTGTTCCGCGCCGAGACAGTTGTATTCGTTTGAGCTAACGGGAGGCACAAAAACAGCGGTCAAAACAACAGCCAGCAAAAATATGAAAAATGGTTTAGCGGTCATAACTGATTGTTTACTCAACTAACTCAGGCCAATCATAAAGAATACCTGACTTCGTAATACTATCATCATCTTCAACTGTATACGTTACGAACAACGCAGCTACTGCATCTGTATCAGCGGCACCAGCGATAGCCGTCTCCATCTCAGTTGCCTTGGCCCGGATTGCATCGCGCCATGTCTGGATATTATCAGGTACTGCTACAGCAGTGTCCACCTTGCGAACCAATGCCCAATCAGTTTGAGACAGGAGTGACCCCTGCTGCGACCGTACTTCAGCAATCAGGTTTGACTTGACGCCGGGTGTGACCACCTGAACGCCATCTTCCATAACCGCATCACCGTTCTCGTCTACCTCGTCTACATCATCCAGCGCCTTGGCTGTTGATGTAACTGTACCGTCATCGTTGTATCCCCAGTTATACAGCACACTGTTAGGATGCGGCTGCTGCACGATCTCGGTGATACCAATCGCTGTTTTCTGCTCTGCCGAATAGGTGTACCAGCTACCCGGATGTGTAGCGCCATCTGCGTCAGTGAACTGCTGACCGGGGCGGATGGTTTTTCCATTGCATTTATAAATTGATGTCATGATTTATCCTTATCTTGCTGTAGCTGGTGCAACGCCGTCACCGCCGAAGGGGTTCTCTGCGAAGGCCATGTATATAATGGTCTGGCCGCTTATATTTATACCATTAGTACGGAGTTTAAATCCGTTGCTTAAAAAATCGGTTGCTGATCCTGCATCGGGTGCTGACTCTGCATTTGCTAGTTCTGCAAAGAATTGCGTATTAACAACATTTGCACCGGGTACAGCCGCTCTATCAACGTCCAACATATACCAGCGTTGGTTTACAGACGTTGACCTAAATATAATCCATTTTGGTTTAAACCCTGTGTACACAAATGGTCCATCTGTTGTCGATCCATTGCCGATGTAACTCCCGATGCTGCTATATCCGGGGATTTCTGCAAACGCATAGCAGATCATGTTGTTCGTGCCGCTACCATTGCTGCCAACATTGCTGCCCAGATTAATTACACTGCTAGTTGGATATGCGCTGTTCCAGACAGCCGCTGCTGTATCAAGAGCACCAGTAGCATTTAGAATCAGAAATTGCGTGTTAGAGTAAAGCGTGCTGCCGACCAACCAACTGTTTGTTGTCGCGGTATTTTTCACGATATAGAGTGACGGTTGGATACCTAACCCATGTCCAATAGTTCCGTTCGCTCCTGTGCCAGACCATCGAATAATACTGAAGCCGCTTGTTGTATCAGCAGACACCGTACTAGTAATGCTGCCATCAGTGTTGCTGCTGCCAGCGCCGTTAGCTGCCCACGCCCAGCCAACATAAGTTTCGCCACCTGCGTTCACGTACAGATTATCGGAGGTACCATTATCAAGCGTAAAACCGTCGCTCGTAAAAGCAAGCGTTGAACCAAATGCACCCGGCCCAGTTACTTCTGGATCAGAGGCGTTTGATTGTAAGTATATACCAGCGCCACGTACTGCATCGGTAATGTTATGGCTATAAGCACCGCTGCGGGATTTAATCCAAACCCAATCCGGTTGGAAATTGTAACCAGTTATTGCACGGCCATCAGTATCATTTCCCGTCCACAGACTTGTATCAAAGTACGCTGACCCATCTTTGATCGATGGTGTGGCAAGGTTGGCGGTATTCCAAGCCTTATAAGTACTGCCGGGATCGTGAGTAAACGCTGACTGCCCGAAGTTTATAGTAAAGTTTGCGTGTGTACCCGAACCAGCAGAGTAGGATACCCGTGCATACATCATGCCGGTTAGGCCGGTTTTTGCAGCCGTGCCTGAGTTTTGAATAACGCCATCTTTAGAAAAGTACAGGTTTCCACTTTGTACTAGGCAACCGATAGTGTTGGTGGTGTAGGTTGCACCATAAGATGAAGTTGATCCTTGATCGTTGAAGTTCCCTGTGTTGCCTTGATACGTATACCTGCCCGTGTTGTAATCACTGATCGTAGTTGTTCCAGCAAGAGCCAAAGCATCAGCGTCTTGAAGACCAATATCAGGGTAGGTAGCAGCCGTGCTACTAGCAACTTCAAAATAAAATCCATCGCTGTCAGTAACATCAATGGCGAATGTAGACACTGCTCCTGCATCTCCAGCAGCGCCTGTGTTTAAGTTACCGTCAGACAACGTATAAGCGTCTACATTAAGTGGGTTAAATGTAGAGAAGTTCAGCGTCGGCGTATCCAGCATCTGATCTGTGGTGGCTAGTCCACTGCTGGTGAAATCATTGCCGTTGCCGCTGTAGTCTGCACCAAGATCGGCGCTGTCTTCGCCGGTGATATAAAAGCCGTTGGTTCCGTAACCTGCGGCATTTGTGTAGGCTATCGGCACCCACACGCCGTCGTCGTTGTATTCACCGAAGCTGGTTGGGTCTAACGCAGTGCCGTCGATGAAGTTGATTTCTGCTTGGTAGCCGTCAAAATAACGATCATTACTGCCTGATCTTCGACCAATGTTGTGAATTACATTTTGATTAAAGTAGACCCAACTTGAATAGCTGCTTCGAGTGTCTGTTGACCAGCTAGTAATTTCTGACCCATTCCAGTAGACCTTTAACTTTTCGGAAGCGGTTGCGTTATCAATATCACTTTCAACAACTAAATTTCCCCAACCTGATGGATCACGAAAAACTTGATTGCTGACCAAAATGCTAGAGCCAGATCGGACAATTCGTAAAGTATCGTTGCTTTGAAATTGTATCCAATCGTGGTTGCCACCCGTACCCGCAGACAAGATAACCCTGTCTGTTCCTAAATTACCTAGTTTCAGCCATGTTGATAGCGTCCAGTCTGTAGCAGAGCCAGAACTGCTTGGTGTCCGGCTAAGGTAGGCCGAGTCATCGTCATTAAACCGGATCGACTGATCTATCTCGTAGACAGCACCGCCAGCCGCCTTGGATGTGCCTTGGATAATCGACATTAAGCAAACACCGCACTGGTAACGACATAAGCGTTCGTGCCGTCGTCGTAATACGAAAGCCAATAGGTGCCAGCCACGCTGATCGTCGTCGCTAGGTTCGCGTCACCCTTGGTCGTCGCCGCCAGAGAGATTGCATGACCGCCGCTGTTGTCCAGCAGGATGTTGCCTGACTGCCCAGCGGTGTGGTTCGTGAACGTCAGGGTGCCGGTGCCGCTGGGTGTGCATTTGAAGTTGTTTGTTGCATTCTGGTCAAATGACAGGTCATTGTCCGTGGAAATAGTACCACGCTGACTAACGGTAAACGTTTGAGCAACGTCAGTTTTAGCAGTATCAGCGTCATGTTGCTGAAGAGTTACACCCAGATCAGTAGAATCGTATTTACTATTTACTGCTGTTTGAACTGCAGCAAATTCAGTATTAAAGTCTGCACCAGAAATAATTTTATTTGGGTCTGAATCAGCTAAACCATCTTTACCGGACCAGCTAACTTGGATTGTATAGTCACTCATTTGTTACCTCTTAGATTTAACTGTTGGAAGAATATCTAGCTATTCCGTATAGTGATCGCGGACTTCCAAACAACGCCTGATCTCCTGCAGCAACAGGTGATCTTTCGTCCTGACGTTGATTAGAAAGCTTTATAAAAAGTTGCTGCCTGTCCCACTTTGGAGTTTGACTACGAGGAAAAGGTTTAACTAAAGGCCTTGTTCTTCCTCTGGGCATTAAGAAACTCTAAGTCTTTCTCCTGCCCAACGAGCAAGGTTCTTTTTTTTCTTTTCTTCCGTCATTTTTTTCTTTTTCTTTTTAACGAAACTACCAGCTTTTCTATTTTTAACTGTTTTCATTTTACAACCTAACCCCGTTTTCCTTGTTTCTTTTCTGTACTAACGCAAGTAGTTTGTTTCTTTCTTCATCCCAAATATCTTTTAACCCCAAAGTATTTACCGAAGGATTATCTGTAATGCTGCGTTGTATTTTACCTGTTGGTATTTTTAAAGCAGAAGTCTTGGGAATTGTGTTTTTATCTTTTGGTGTAAACAAGCCCCCACTCTGTATGTTAACAACCTTAGTAGTCGGAGCAGTAGTCTTTTCTTTTGATTTACTTTTAAGTTCTCTTCCGTTCTCTACGTCAGGTTTTTCGTAGGATTTATCTTTAACTTCTTCTAAGTCGTCTTCTTTAGAAAGCGCCTCAAGAAGAGATTCTAAATCCTCTGACTCTTCTTCAAAGCCGTCTCCTTTAAACTCTAATTCGTTTAACTCAAGAAAATTCTGTATGTCTTCTGGAGATGCTGAAGGATTTGAAACTTTATAAGTTTGTGTAATTAAATTAGTGTACAACTGTTTAATTTTATTTTTAATTTTTTCAAGCTCAAGATCATAGCTTGTGTCTGTTAAGGCCGACTCAAGAGTTAACATTAGGATCGTACTCCATTTCCATTTACTTCATGTTCTCTTACCCAACGTTCATCTGAAGTAAGAGTTTGAATATTTGGTTTAGAAACTGCTTGAACCATGTTGCTTCCACAAAGATTACACTCAACGGGATCAGAACGTTCAATTACTGTACGAAACTCTTCTTGAACATTATAACAAGTTCGGCAAGCATAGTCGTATGTAGGCATAGTTCCTCCTGAGAAAATGGGGACTCCAGAGTTACCCGGAGTCCCCTAGACTACTTAAGCAGCCGGTACAACAAAAGCCACACCAGCGTTGTCACGGAGTTCCGAAACACCGTACAGCGTATCAGCCGTGAAGAGATCACCAAGATATTCCTGCTTGTACTGAGTCTGGGAGCGAACGCCCATCTGTTCAGCAAGGCACAGAGCATCCTTGTGCATCATAACACCAACGCGCTGTGCATCGCTGTTAATCGACGGGCAGTTAGACGAAACAAAAACGTCCATGCCGTAGATGCTACCAATCTTGCCGGTCTTGATTGCTTCGCCGTTACCAATGAACTGCTGCTCAGTGAAACGGTTGATGCCAAGCATGTCGTTGGCAGCAATCGGGGGAATAACCATGCAGCGGTTATCCATAGGAACATCGGCATTATCCAGCTTAAGGATCATGGCACGAATACCAGCATCCGTAATGTCGGTAGCGTTTGAAGAGGCACCCGTGTACAGAGTCGTGCCGTCACCACCGATAACAGCCTTTTCGTACAGAGCCGCGCCCGTACCACCAACAACACCGCCCTGAAGACCCTCAGTAAGCGCGAAGATGTCGGTATCCACCTGAGTAGCAAGAGCGTAGCCAGCGTCGTCGGTGTAGAACCGGCGAAGCGACTGAAGCGACTGAACTTCCGTGATGTCTTCGATCAGGACAGAATATTCATAGTGCTTGTTAATGCTGACCTGAACTGTATTGTGCGTGTCACCCTGAAGCGTAACCTGAGAGTTAGCTCCCTTAACATTAGCCGAGCCACGAACAGGCGCAGGAATGTTGATTGCATCGCCTTTTTTACCGGCATGGTTGATGCGAGTAACGACATTACCAAGAACAAGATTTTTCTTGTACCCGGCAATAACTTCATCCGACCACAGTTCGGGGATAAAGTTTGCTGCAGTCGTGGTAGTCTGATGATTAGAACCCAAAGCCATTGTATTTACTCCTTAAATCTTTGAGGTTATTTCACTCGACCCTCTGCGTATGCTGCTAGGATTTCATCCTGTAGTGCTTCATAACGCGAAGGATCATTTGTCTTTAGTCGAATAAGATCGGCTCTACGGTAGATTTTCTTACCGGTTGTGGATTCAGAAGAAGTCCTAGATACACCCTTGCCAGCCCTGAGAGCTTGGCTACGGTTAGCAGTTTTAGTTGCTTCCGCTTCTTGAGTGTTGCTAATCAAAGACCGCTCTTTCCAGTTATTGAAAAGTTCCATTGCGGCATTGTAGTTATAGCGATTGTGAGCAGCAGAAAAAAGATGCTGCCTCACTGGACTGTCCTTAACCCACTCCTGAAATTTAGTATCTTGAACGATATCTAAGAAATCAGGATGCGCCTGTTGAATTTTCTGAGTTGTAGCATTGATATGCTGTATCTTCTGCTGCTCTTCAAATTCACGAAACTTCGGATGATTTTCAATGGCTTTACTGACTGCTCGTTCAGGGTCATCAAAAAAATCTACATCCTCTTCTTGCGCCGTTGCTCCGCTGTCGTTGTTGGCAACCTGTTGCTGAAGAATACCATCGGTCAGTTTACGTAGTTCACCTATTTCCTGACCTTTTCTTCCCAGTTCTTTTTCGAGATTTTCGTATGAAGAAACAATTTCCTCCATCGATTTACCCTGAAACTTTTCAGGGAGTTCGACCTCCGGTTCTGCTTGAGGTTGTTCCACTTCTGGAGCCTCTTCGATACTCGCATACTGTTCAGCTTCCTCGGCAGTCTCTTGATATTCTTCTACAACAACACTATCCATATAACTAATCCTCCGTCTAAAATAAGATTATGGAGTTAAAACAAGTTGGGATTAGGTTTTAATCTAATTGATCCAACGCTAATTTAGTGGTTGCTTCCAGATTTATAATCATGTTTAGCATGTCCACTTGTCCTCTCCTTAAGAAGAGGGTCTTCTCGTCGTCTATAGTCTGAATGTTTTCTAACGATTGTGCAAGCTCTTCCAGTTCTTTTGAAAAGGAGAGCCAAGCGTCATTAGTAAACAGACTTAGACGTTGCTCAAGAATTTCTTTATCGGTCAAGCTTGCCTCGCTTTAGCAATATTCAGAAGCGTTTCCGATTGTAGATGCTGCATTTCAGGACCGTTACGCATTGTTTCGGACCTTACGTTTTCAGAATCTACTTTAATTTTTTCAATACGTGCTAGTTTTTCAGCAAGATCAACCTGCATCTTAACCATGTCAACTTCGCTAGGAACACCCTGAGCATCTGAAGTAAGCTTTACTGCATGAGCAGTATCCTTCATAGCGCCAGCTTTCATCTCTTCAATTTCCATCTGAAGCTTCTGAAGCTCAAGCTGCTGAACCAACTGCTGAATCTGCTGCTGTTGAGGATCAGGCTGCATTGTCATAGCAATGGCTTGTTTCATTTGATCACGATTAGCAGCAGAACTGTTTTCAAAGATGGACATAAGAAGCATAGAGTGGGGAGGGGTTCCCGGCTGGGTCATAGACATCAACTGGATAAGCTGCGTCATTTCTAGCTCTTTCGCCATAATTCCCATAGTCGAGTAAGCTTTAAACTTGTAGTCCCCTGCAGGATAACGTTCCGGTGAAAATTGAATGTAGCGCAGTGCCGTCTTTTCAATCATAGGAATAAGGAAGTTTTCCTGAAAATTCATAATGGTGCGCTTCTGTCGCTTAATAGACGCTGCCTGAATCATGGACATTCCAGATGCCGTAGAGTTTCTGGGATTAGAGAAGTTACTATTGGCTCCGTCCATAGCTCCGGTTCCCATTTGAACCATACGCTCTAGCTCTGCACTTTCAGTAAACGTATTCTGTGAAACATTTCCAAAGTTCAGAGGAAACAGTGTAGCTCTTGGGTCGCCATTTGTAAGAATAGTCTTACCGGCTTTAACTTCAAACTTAACTCCCCTTGGAAGACGAGTGGCGTCTACTCCCATCATAGGATGAGTAGTCAAAGCTAGTGCGTCAATCCTTGCACGAAGCTCTGCGTCAAGAGCTTTCTGAGGATTGTAACCCTTTTCTGCTATACCACGACCCCAAAATTTATTAGGAACACGGTCTAGCTGGAAAGAAACGAACGGGCGATCTTTCATAAGGTAAGGGTTTTCTGCTGCCTTAAGAACTACAGAGTCGTTGGCAATGACTACAACAGCTTCTACAAGTTCATCGTCTTCGTAGTCAAATTCTTCGTATGTTTCGTCATTCTTAGAAGTCAAATACTTCTTGGGAACTCGACCCCAGTATTCTACAATCTTAACTTTATCCATATCAGAAAGATCAGCAGAAGATTCGTCATCGTACCCAAAATCTACTTTATCGTAACTGCCGAGAGGTTTATCTTCGTAGACACCTTCCTTAATTCCTTCCATGATTTCATACTTTGGCTTGGTAACGATCTGCGCTACACCCAAAGCATCATCAATAGACGTAACACAAGGATCAATCACAAACTCTTTAGGAGTAAGGGAGTCTACTTTTACAGCAGTGATTACTGTTTCAACAGTTGATACCTCTGTAGTAAGCGTATTGGGAACAGGAGCTTCAAAAGGAACTCTTTCAATTTCATCTACTACGTTTATTTTGGCAATGCCAGTACCGTAAATAGCAGCATTTAGAAGACATTCAACAATAGCGTCCTTGCATTTGTTTTTTTCAAGGTCTTCCTGAAGAAGGATTTTAACTACTGTAGCGTCTGTGGGGTTTTGATCAAGAACGTCATCTCTCAAATCAAACCACTGATCCCTTCCAAAGATAGCTTCTTCCAGTTCAGAGACAGTAGACTCAATAGCTTGCTGAGTAGCAGGAGAAATCAATTTAGACTTTTCAGAGTCACGCATCTTGTCTTCATATGACCACACGCCACGCCAAATACGGTAGTATTCGTCCCACTTGTCCATATAGTTAAGATTACGGTGGTCTTCCCACTCTTCAACCTTATCCATAATCCACGTAGCTAGGGATGCTTGGGGGTCTTTATACGACAGTTCATCCATAAATTAATATCCCGATACAGTATCTAGTGGTTCCCATTCTTCGATTTCTATTGACTGTGCAAAGTCCGCAACTGAGACTTGATCTATGTAGGCCAGAGAATCCAAAAGGTCATCATGGGATAGAGAACTTGGAAAGTCTAGCATTTGAGAAATAAAGTCATGGTTCCAGTTAGCTTTTCTAAATTTAATCTTACCGTGTTCCATCCTGCCTTGCAAAGCCCAGACTATTCTGTCTTGTTTTCTTTTGCCGCCGTGAGTTACATCGGTAATGTTAATCCATTTACTTCTAGTACGCATCTCATCTTCGATGTAAGGCATTACTGCGTTTTTCAGCGCACCTGCTTCAATACCTACGGTGCTTGCTTTAACATCAGAAGCTATATCAATAATCTTTGTAGCAGTTTCTTTTACACCCCACCTACCGTGGTGGATATCTTTTACTAGCCACTCGTCACCAACGATTTTAACCACTGATATAGCTGTTTCATCCAGCTTTGAACTTTTAATACCACGGCCTTTGTCAGCTTTTTCGTAACCTGCAGGGTCCACCGACACCACATAATGGCCTTTTGAATCATCGTCGAAGACATCATCTTCAGCATACGTTACCCACTCCTCTTTAAATACACCACCAGAAAAACTTTCGAAAGTTGCTTCAAACTCTTGTCGAAATGCCTGAGTAGACATTGATTTTTTAGCTGCTTCAATTTCTTCTGGATCAAGGAATGGATTATCAGTAGAGTTGAATTGAAACGAATCCCAGTTATCTTCATTTTCTGGTAGCTGTGCATCCTGCCACAGTTGAAAGAAGTGGTTCTTACCTGCGGGTGTTCCTATGAACAACGCGCCGCCTTTGACATCTGCCAAGGTAGGCCTGAGAATCATCTCCCATACCTCTGGTTTCATAGAGGCATACTCATCCATTACAACATACGCTAGGCCCACACCTCGTAATGTATCTGGCCTGTCTGATCCCTTCAGGTAAATTTTCCTGTCGTTGACCAAAGTAAGTGTGGCAGTATTCTCATGCGCTGCTTTAATTACATCCTGACCTACATCCTTAAGAATACTCCAAAGAATATCTTTGGCTTGTTGAAACGTAGGTGCAACGTAGAAGACATCCTTTGCTGGGCTTTGTAGTGCCTTGATGATTAGAACCCAAGCAGCTAAGTAACTCTTACCAAAACGTCTTCCGCAACTTGCTACTTTAAAACGTTTCTCTGACTTAAAGATTTCCATCTGTGCATCATGGAGTGATACATTAAGATCAGTCATTCTTTTTTTCTTCTACGTATTCAGCTTCGATTGTCTTAAATTCTTTTTCTTCTTGTCTTTCTACTGCTTTAACACTGTCAATAATGATATTTATTCCTAAATCTTTGTGTTCTGTTGTAATCTCTACAGCTTTTGTAGTAGGAATAATTCTATCCATGCACATCTTAAGGCAGTGCCTGTCGCCTTCTAATGCTAACTCAATAACCTTGTTTACAATCTCTGGTCCTTTGGAGGACATAAGTTCTCTTGAGAGCTTTGTAAATTTATTAAGAGAACCTTTCGGCCTTCCTTCTGGATTCAGGGGTTTCATTCCTTTACGGAAATTAGGATTGCCTCTTTTCTTCTTTACTTCTGTATCTGACATTCATTACCCCTGACTTTGCCCTACTACGTAGGAAGTCTACCATTTTTTACAACTCCAGTACCTAGCACTAAGTTTATCTGGAGGACTTGTGTCGCACTTATGCCTTGCACGAAAGCTTTTGCGTCGGTTAGGTTGATCTTTTTTAATTGTCATGTTTGGATCACCGAACCTAATTAGCTTCACAGTGTCACCTTTCTTAGCTGCAACTGCAAACTTTTTAGATTTTCCCGGAGTTCTCTTTGGTTTATTGTAACCTGAGAACTTTTCGCCACGATAAGTTATCATTTGTTTTTCTTAGGCTTCTTTTTCGTAGTTTTCTTAGTAGGTTTCTTCTTACCGTAACCGTACATGACGACCTCCTTTAAAAGACAAACTCCAAAACCTAGTGGTTTTGCTTACTTAAGAAGTCTTAAGATGTTACTATGTTATTAATTTTAATAAACTACTTAATGAATAACCTAAGATGTCTTAAGTATAACTATATTATATCATATATTGAGACTAAAGTCAAGCAGTTTCTTAGGACTTCTTAGGAATACCCCGCCCAACCTGAGAAGTCAAGAGTTAATTTTAGTATGCTCAAGTTAATTATCTAATTCAGGGACTTCGAAATTGCTTCTCATGTGGTCCTGAGGGTATATACATAGAAGCGTTGGCTCCATGGGTCCCCCCCGGTAGGCCTGATTCCTTATGAATACACGGGAAGCTTCTCAGGAATTCTGCAGAGGTCCATAGCAGTCCATCGCCATGGTATTCCGTGGTAGTACACGGGTTATTCCGTGGTAGTACACGGGTTATTCCGTGGTAGTACACGGGTTATTCCGTGGTAGTACACGGGTTATTCCGTGGTAGTACACGGGTTATTCCGTGGTAGTACA